TTGTTTGAGAACTTGCCGACAACCTTCTCTGCCAGCATCTGAGCCTTGGACTTCTCGCCCTCACCCTTGATAGCTTTCGCCAGCTTGTTCTCGCTGTCGATATCCATGGCGATGAGGTCAGCAACAACGGCAGAGCCAGTGTACTGCGATGGGATGTCACCGATCTTTTCTTTGATCAGGCGGACGGCACCAACACCGTTCTCGACATACCGTTTGACGGTAGCATCTTTGAGGCCAGCTTCCTCAAGCAATGCCTTGCGCAGCGTCTTTGAAACAGAGCGTGGCAGGTTGCCTTTGACCAGCTTGACCTGAGCGATAGAGGCGATGACCTCACCGTAGGCTGTCATCTTCTGGCTGTTTGCCGCGTCATTGTTTTCGCGGTTCTGACCTTTGAGGGTTCCTATCTCTTGCTCGGCCTGATAGACCACATTGATTGAGCTGTCGGAAATCATAAATTGTTTTGCAGTTGTCATCTGTTCATCCTTTTGGCTGACGTTTGCGTTGTAGGCATGATGCCTTCAATGACCCCGGCGCACCGGGATCATTCAAAGTATCACGTTAACTAGGCGGCTAGCTTGGTTTCTATTTGCATCCCCAGTTCGTGCCAGCCGCATGGCATGCATACCCATGATGTCCCGCACTGAGTGTTGGTCACGATGTCACCGACTGACATGCTTGGACGCGGCATCAGTTGGATTTCATTGTGAACATCGTCACAAGTGTAGCCGTTCATGTGTTCGAATATCACGGTCAGGGCATGATCCGAAACAACCTGCAGGCAGGTGGTCATGCGGTAGATGTCATGATCGAATGTGGCAGCGACAAGCTCCTCAACATTGTCACGGCGTACCAGACCCATGCGGAAGTAGGTGTTCGCCATGTCAGAGCTGCTGTCAGCATTGATCTGAATAGACTTCTCTTTGCCCAGTTTGCGCTGGTGAATTGTAAAGGTTGCCATGGTAGTCTCTCCTCATGAAGTTAATAATGCAGCCCGTAGGCTGCACAGTTAAGATCACGATGCCAGTGTTGACTGCGCCTCACTTGAGGTGTCGAAGCCGCTCTGGATGATGCGTCCGCCCTTCGCCCAGCCGTGACCATTCTTGACACAGGCTGTCGCTATTCGCGCTACATGCATGATGTTTTCTGCATTGTACTCATCGTTGAGTATCCCCGGCAGTTCATCTGTTTTCCAACGATAGTAAGAGCCATCGTAATCGGTGAAGGACACTGTCCAGATGAAGGGGCTTGAGGCGTTGCAGCGGACGCGCAGAACGCACTCGCCATCGTCCGCGATGACCACAGTTTTGACTGTGATCCCAACGGTGTTGATTTTGTGTGTTGCGTTGATAGAAGCCATGATGTTCTCCTTTGTTTACATGAGGCCAATGATGCAGCCCGTAGGCTGCACTGTTGGGATCACGCAGCGGCATCAATTGCCGCATACACTGTGCTGAGGTAAGGTGAGCCAGTGTGCTTCACATGCTGGCGGCAGGCCCATTGGAATTTCTCACGAAGGCGCTCTGCAAGGTATTGATCACCATCAACCTCGGCTGCGAGGCGCTGGCGATAGATCGCGATAGCGTTGTCAAAGTACATGATGTTCTCCTTATAAGGTTTCTTGTGCGACTTGGACTTCATACCCAAGCTGCTTGATCAGGGCGATTGTCGGGGGTGTCAGTGTCACTGTCCCCGCTATCATCGCGAACATTTTCGCCGCTCTGCACATTGGGTACACGGCTTTGCTGCCATAATTGTTTGTGACTTTGACTGTGATGTTCATCTGGTTCTCCTTATAAGTTTTCCTGTGCTACTTGGGCTTCATCAAGCTCGCCATTGTAGTATTCTTCCCAAGACGTTTCGCCGGATGTAAACCAGTCGTTTTCTAGCCACTCCTCAAATTCTTGATCCATTATGTTCATCTCGTTCTCCTGTGAAAGGTTTCTATGTGAAACAGTCCAACAGGACTGCTTGAGATAGAGGCCCAATGAAGGGCCACTTTCATTTACCACCTTTGCTGTTCTCTAAACTGTCTAGCCAGCGCAACGCTGAACCATCCGACAGTGCCGATACCAGAAGACCCCGTTTTAAGACGATCACATAAGCATCAGTGGTGCTAACCCGTTTGGTGGGAAGGCCTCTCTTTGTGGGGATGATTGACTGTCGGTGTGGAAACCCGGTCAAACCGTCCGCTAGGAAGGAACCTCTCTCTACTGCCGTTGCATGGCTTTGTATCAATTCCGCTGAGAGCTGGCGGCGTTCGGGGTTCGGACAGGGGGGCAATCAGGGCCGCGCCGTCCTTCCGACAATTAGGTAGATAGTATGACTGGTGACACTTAGCAACACTTAATGACACATAATTATAGATGACGTAGCGTCAACCTCTCGCACTTTTCTTTGAATGCCCAACAAAACATGAGGATATCGTGACAATAAAAAGTTCATGGGATATGGTTGGCATAAGTTCAATTGAACTAAACGGCCCAAGCAGCTCGATCAAAATGACAAGCAGCTTGCACATTGGAGAGAGAAGATGACAGACCAGCCACCGAAAACGCCGAGAGCCAAGCGCAGCGCCAAGCAACCTAAGCTCACAGTAATAGAGAACAAGAACACAGGCACTAAGACAAAGCCAAGGGACAGGGTAAGCGCAAGGAGTGCCAACCTGCCCAATGGTCTGACGGAGAAGCAAGAGGCGTTCTGTATGGGTGTATTCTCAGGCCTATCGTTTAGTGATGCATATCGGGAGGCGTATGATGCAGAGAACATGAAGCCAGCAACGATACATCGACAGGCACATGAGCTAGTCATCAACAGCAAGATCACAGCAAGATTAGATCAGCTACATCGTGATAGGGAGCAACAGCAGCGCATGCAGAGCCTCTCTCGATCAGACTTCGTTTTGAAACGACTTCAAGATGAGGCGATGAACTCTGATAATTCAGACGGCGCTCGTGTTCGTGCGTTGGAGCTGTTGGGTAAGAGCGTGGCACTGTTCACTGACAAGGTAGAGACTGAGGACAAGACAGAGCGTGACGCTGCGACGATCAAGTCCGAGCTGCAGGCCAAGCTGGATCGACTGCTGGGGTGATCGACCGAGTGGATCGCGCCCCGCCCCGTTTCCATTGGGTGGAACGCGCGACCCCCACCCGCCCCCACCCCCCCTGTGTGACGCACCCGCACACGCACGCGTATACATAGTGTTTCCCACGAACGATTACATAAGCTGAGGAATCCTAGACCCCCTCCTAAATTCAAATAAAAAAAAGCAAATGGACCTATGGTCTGGGTATGCTCGCTATATCGCCAACAGATGTGGGCTGATAGCGTACTCCCTTAGCGAGCAGTTTCTTTATATGAGCTATTATATGTTAGTGCCGTGGTTGGGAGCGCTTAATTAGTGCTTTTCTGCCAACTTATCTATTTTGCCTTCTAGACGAAGGAGGTGATCAACGACTCGATTGAGTTCTGATTGGTGATCTTCCCGCTTCATGTAGTTTTCACGGGTCATGTTAAGGAGAATGTTAAGTCTCTTTACTTCATTGTGGACTTGATTGAACCACCACGCCAAAGGAGCGATTATAAGAACCAATACAATGTCCCAAATCATAGGTATAGAAACTTCCATATTATCATCTCCTTTCCCGCACCGTACATAAAGTCATAAATTAGTTCAATAGAACTATATCCAATGTACAAAACGGATTATAATCGCGATTTAAATCCGTTTAAATTACGTTACGTCACTTTATCACAAGTTACGCAACGTCACTCTTTAAGGAAAACTCTCATTTCCTATTATAATAGGTAGTCTATTAACTATAATAGGTAGTCTAATATCTATATAGGTAGATATATTGTATAGTATATAATATAATACGCGCGAGGCAGACTAGACTCCCATGGTTTGTCTTGAGGCAGGTGGACTGTCCCCACCTTTGTCCGCCTGCCACCTAAAGGAGGGACTATGCAGAAATTAGCTGCGATGAAAGACAAGATCGCTCAATTGCCGTTAGAGCAACAGGCAGAGCTTTTAGAGCTAATGAGTGAGCTTGAGGATGCGGAGAACAAGGTAAACGCCAAGGATGACTTCATAAGTTTTGTGAACATCATGTGGCCTAGCTTTATATCAGGCAGGCACCACAAGACTATGGCTGAAGCGTTTGAGCGGGTAGCCAAAGGTGAATTGAAGAGACTAATCATTAATATGCCGCCACGGCATACTAAGTCTGAGTTTGCTTCCTTCCTTTTACCTGCTTGGTTCTTGGGTAGGTATCCACACAAGAAGGTTATTCAGACAGCTCACACTGCAGAGTTAGCGGTTGGCTTTGGTCGTAAGGTCAGGAACCTTATTCAGTCTGAAGATTTTCAGAAAGTCTTTAAGGGTATCACTCTTTCTAGTGACTCAAAGGCTGCTGGACGTTGGAACACGAACAAGCGGGGGGATTACTTTGCTATTGGTGTAGGTGGTGCTGTGACTGGTAAGGGTGCGGACCTTCTAATCATTGATGACCCGCACAGTGAGCAGGATGCCCAGCAAGGGCAGTTCAATAGCGATGTCTATGACCGGGTATATGAATGGTACACATCAGGCCCAAGACAGCGACTGCAACCCGGTGGTGCCATCATTGTTGTTATGACTAGGTGGTCTAATAAAGATTTGACTGGTCAGATTTTAAAGTCCACGGGCGACAGGAAGGGGATGGATGACTGGGAGGTCATTGAGTTCCCGGCACTGATGCCTTCTGGCAGACCGCTCTGGCCTGAGTTCTGGTCTGAAGAAGAGCTTGAGGCTCTAAAGGCAGAGCTTCCAGTCTCCAAGTGGTCAGCTCAGTATCAGCAAGACCCGACATCTGAAGAGGGTGCGCTCATCAAACGTGAGTGGTGGAGGGAGTGGGACAGCCTTACGCCACCACCATGCGAAGCTATTATTCAATCTTGGGATACTGCGTTCTTAAAGACGCAACGATCTGACTACAGTGCCTGTACGACATGGGGCATATTCTACCACCCAGACAGTAATGGCAGGTCTCAGCCAAACATTATCTTACTTGATGCGTATAAAGAGAAACTAGAGTTCCCTGATCTGAAGAGAGCTGCCTACGACAAGTATCAGGAGTTTGAGCCAGATCAGATGATCGTGGAGAAGAAAGCGTCTGGTGCGCCCCTCATATTCGAGCTTAGAGCTATGGGAATACCTGTTACTGAGTTCACCCCATCTAGGGGTCAGGACAAGATTGCTAGGGTAAATGCAGTAACAGACTTGTTTGCAAGTGGTGCAATATGGTATCCACCTACCAGAT